TTATACCATATTTGCTGCGTAATGGGAAGATTTAATCAGTGTTTCCTTAAGTCCTTCCGTATCTGCATGGAACACATAGGCAGAACCGCCTTTTTCAAGGTGGTCAGCCATACACTTAAATGCTGAAAGTAGAAATGTATAAAATTCTTCGTTCTTCATGCTGTCATTCTGAATGGTAAGTCCGCTGGCACTCTTGAACGAAACGCCATAAGGCGGATCGGTCAGAATGAGGTTAGCCTTGATATCTCCCATAAGGGCAGATACATCTTCCGAAGAAGTTGCATCGCCACACATCAGCTTGTGTCTGCCAACTGTCCAGATGTCGCCACGCTGTACAAATGCAGCTTTTTCCAGTGCAGTGGTGAGGTCGAAATCATCATCTTTCACTGTGTCACCGCTGTTTGTATCAAACAAATCTGCAATTTCAGCTTCATCAAATCCGGTCAGACCAAGGTCAAAGCCGAGATTCTGCAATTCTTCCATAGCAAATCTTCATCCCAGCCGGCATCTAATGCGGTTCTATTTGCCGTAAGGATGTAGGCCTTCTTCTGTGCTTCGGTCATATGGTCAACAAATACACAAGGTACTTCTTTGATGCCTTCTTCTTTTGCTGCCATAATACGTCCATGTCCGGCAAGGATCGTGTAGTTCTTATCAATAACAACGGGGTCTACAAACCCAAACTCCCTCAGAGAGGAGCGAAGTTTCAGGATCTGTTCCTTGTTGTGGGTTCTGGCATTGTTGGCATATGGCACTAACTTGTCAATGTCAACAAGCTGAAATTCTGTAGTTGTGGTCATCGGTAATTCCTCCTCTGCTGGATTCTGAGCATTCCTTTTCGGGCAGCATCAATTTGACCAGACTTTGCCTGCCCCTTGATAGTTCTATATTGCTGTTTGGTCATATTGTTTCGCTGTTGTTTTAATTCTCTCCAGAAGTTATTATCTGCTTTCATATAAATCTCACTTTCTGCTTCTCAGCAATTTTTCCATCATATCTTCCTGCGGATTGCCCTGAAATTCTACAGAACAATTTTCACGGACTATCTGAAAAATCTGATTCCAGATTTGGTTTGCCTGTTTCATGTAGTTCTGCGACATTGCCACATAGGGAGAGGCAATTGCCGCACCAGTTGTAGGATGTTTGGAAATATATCCGTACTTGGTGACGATCTGCTCGCAGTGAATCCAACGGGAAATGCTCATGGCATACTGTTCCACCAGCTGACGGCTGACGATTTTTTCACAGGAGCGTTCTTTCAGCCATTGGTAGGTTTCGTTGTACACATCATCTGCGAGAAGTTTTGTGCCGTCACGCTGTAGTTCCTGCATAAATTCACGAACAGGCGGTGTTTCAGCAGATTCTATATCTGCCGGCTGCATCATGACTTCCGCAGTTTTTCCCTCGGCGATCTTCTCAGACAAAGCTTTTCTTGGTCTGCCTGCCCCAGGTCTTGCACCGCCTCGGTTTGTACCGTCTTTCGCCATGATGTCACCGCCTTTCTGAAATCAAAGAAATTCAAACAAAATTGTAAAATCGGGCATAAAAAATGCTGACGTAGAAGTCAGCAAAATAAGGTGTTATCGGTATTTTTTGTGTTTGGCATAGCCAAGGGTCAATCGGGTGTTTGAATATTGGATTTTGTGCGTGAGAGGGGCCACCGGTCAATGTTTTGTCCTTTTTTAGAGATTTTTATACCCCCAGGGGATTTTCAGTATGTATAAACAGGATTCTTATCTTCCGTCCACGTTTTTTTATCGTGACAGGGTTTGCATAAGGCTTGCCAGTTGCTTTCGTCCCACATCAAAGCAGGGTTGTTACGATGCGGTTGTATGTGATCGACCACAGTTGCAGGAACGTATCGTCCTTGCTGCATACAGCGTACACACATCGGGTGTTTACGGAGGTAAGCTTTACTGAGCCTACGCCACTTGCTGTTGTAACCACGCTTGGCAGCTGACGGTCTGTCAGGCTGTTTGTGCTTTTCGCAGTATCTTTGTCCTGCATCAATAAGCTGTGGACAGCCAAGATAACCACAAGGGTGTTTACTCTTCTTCGGCATTGTCTACCTCCATCAGGGTATAAAAATAGCCACAGCAGATTTCTCTGCCATGGCATCTATATATTATTTTCTATGATATAGTTTATCACATTTTAGTGTGTCACGCAAGGGTTTTCAGACAAGTTGGCACAAATGACACACTTTTTTATTTTTCTCAAGGTTTGCTATCGCTTTATCACGAATACGATACACGGTACGACGGGAACAATAAAGCTGTGCCATGATTTCATTTGCTTTGATATGGCTGAAATACATTCCCTCAATTACAACACGTTCCTCATTTGGAAGTGCCTTTACAGCATCTTTAATCGCTGCTTTCATATCCACAAAACGGTCAATCTCTGCATTGCGTTCTGTCTGAAGGTCAACAATTTCTGCCATTACGATTCCGATCTTGTCCTTATCAGGAGAAGATGACCTTGGTGCATCACCACCAATATGTGCCGCTGTATCTGTCAATCTTGTACGAAGCATCTCTTCCTGACGGATTTTTGATTCAATGGATAAATCCAAAGCACGGATACTTTCAAGATACTCTCTTACATTCATGCCACTTCCTCCTTATCATCTGCATAAGTACTCTCCCGTCACAATCCGAAAGGATATCAAACCAGCCGGAACAGAAGAACTTTTCCAGACTGACTCTTCCGTATTTGTCCTGATTCATCAATGCGGCTCGATAATCCAGAACCGCACGTTCTACGATTGCTGCCGCTAATTCTTTGTAGCTGTCATTCATTGCTCCTCCAATTCCGCCCTGACTGCTGACATCAGGGCTGTTTGTGTTTTATCTTTTTCGGTAAGTGCTTTCAGAATTTTCTCATCAACTGTACCTTTTGTGATAATGTGCTGTATGATGACAGTTTCGGATTTCTGCCCCTGTCGCCATAATCTTGCATTGGTCTGCTGATAAAGTTCCAGACTCCAGGTCAGTCCAAACCAAACAAGAAAATTTCCGCCTGCCTGTAGGTTCAAACCGTGTCCGGCAGATGCAGGGTGTATCAATGCCAGCTGCAGCTTTCCGCTGTTCCAGTTTTTGATGCTTTGTGCCGACTTGATTTCCTGATAGACGATTCCAAGCTTCCCAAGCCTTTCTGCAATTCTCGTTCTGTCGTGTTTAAACCAATAGGCTACAAGGACAGGTTTGCCGTTTGCAGATTCAATAATATCCTCCAACGCATCAAGTTTTCGGCTGTGTATCGGGATTATCTCTCCACTATCATCATAAATTGCACCGTTTGACATCTGACACAGCTTATTGCTTAAAGCTGCAGCATTTGCCGCTGTGATCTCAGTATCCTGAACTTCAAGAATCAATTCATCTTTCAGTTCTTTATATTTTTCTTTTTCAGCATCAGACATTTTCACCATGTATTCGTTTGAAATGAGTTCAGGCATTTTCAAGTGGTCAATTGCTTTCATGGAAACTGTGATGTCTGATATTTTCTCGTATATTCTTTCTTCTGCATCAGGGAGAGGTTTGTAGGAATACACGATATAGCCGTTCTGCTTATCAGGCTTGAAGTATTCGTTTCTGTATTGCCCGATAAATCTTCCCAAACGCTGTCCCATATCAAGCAGACGGAACTCAGCGAATAGATCCATAAGTCCGTTGCTTGCAGGAGTACCTGTCAGTCCCACGATTCGTTTCACCTTAGGTCTGACTTTCATCAGTGCCTTGAAACGTTTGCTCTGATGGTTCTTAAAGGAACTCAGTTCATCAATTACGATCATGTCATAATCGAATGTTGTATTGCTGACAAGCCAGTCCACATTTTCACGATTGATGATGTAGATGTCGGCATCAGCGTTTAAAGCTGCAATGCGTTCTTCTGCTGTTCCGACTGCAACACTGTATCTCAGGTGCTTCAGATGATCCCATTTTTGCACTTCTGCCGACCATGTATCTCTTGCTACTCTCAGCGGTGCGATAATCAGAACTTTTCTGACTTCAAACAGGTCATATATCAGATTGTTGATAGCTGTAAGGGTTGTTATGGTTTTGTCAACCTAAGCCCATGTCAAGGAAAAGAGCTGCTGTCTTATGTTCTTCAATAAACTTGACTGCATATTCCTGATAATCATGAAGCTTCATTACTCATCACCTCTTTTATAAATTTATCGATGTCCTCTAAGGCATCAAGGACGTAAACCTGAAAGCCTAACCGCCTCAGAAGTTTATGCCTTGAAAGCTGTAGAGGTCTTGGTTTCTGATTTGGTGCTTTCACTTCCACAAAGGCAATGTGTCCCTTTGGCATCAATACGATGCGGTCAGGAACTCCTGCGGTTCCTGGAGACGTGAACTTCCAGCAGACTCCGCCTTTTTGCTTTACTGCCTTTGTGAATTTTTCTTCAATTATTTTTTCTCGCATAAATTCTCCCTATTTTTCGGAAAAGTGGATATCTGTGGATGTCGTTTACAAACCTTATATATAGAGATAATTTTTACTTTTTTCCTCGCCTGCGTAAAGTCTGTATATGAGTATCACAGACTATCACTTTCCCTATTTTACGCTGTTTTTTAAACTTTTAAATGCAGGTCAATTCAAAAAATCTTCGTCATCTTTCAGGCTTAAGCCATATATAATGACGCCCTTATTGGTTCTTTTTCTTTTGTACCCTGCCTGTTCTAAAGCAGAATAAAAATCTGTTGTACTACGTGTATACTCTCCGTTTTCGTTACAGTATTCTCGATAATTATTGTACAGTTCACCAGACTTTTGCTTGAATCTTTTATCCACATCACAACATTCATTGATGAAGTTTCCAAGCCAGTCATTGCCCTCACGATAAGAGCCAATTGCATCTAAAACACACTGCGGTCTGATAATCTGATAATTTGCCGCAATCACCTTTTTTGCACCCTCAATCAGCCATGAAAGCACTGCACCGCCTGCGTTATCAACTAAATGCTGCGTGTAGTTTTTGATGTCCTTAGAACCCTGAATTTTTGCATGAAACGGAATGACAATCAATCTTCTCCATGTACCGTCATCCGATGCACCGACCTTAGGAAGATGATTGGTATAGAGCACCAAAGTGTGAGAGGGTTCAAAGTGAAATGGTGCTTTGAACTTCTTTTCGGCAAAAATCGGGTCAGTGGAACAGAGCTGTTTTACCACACTGGTATTCAATCGCATTCCTTCCTGCAATTCTGCCGCAATAATCATACGCTTTCCTTTGAGTTCCGCCATTTCAGGCTTGACATTACGCTTGCAATTGACGGTCAGTGCATCCGCTGAAATGTTACCGCTGTAACTTCCCAGAACCTTATAGATGACATTCCAGAAGGTACTCTTGCCGTTTCGTCCGTCACCATAGGCAATGATCATCGCTTCCATATACACCTTGCCCACAATGCAAAGTCCGCAGATCATCTGTACATAGTCAATAAGGCTTTGGTCACCGCAGAAGAACAGCTGCAAGGCATCCTCCCACAAATCCTTACCAGCATCACTTGGAACGACCGCCGTCACTTTCGTTAAAAGGTCGGCAGGATCTGTAGGCTTCCAGCCATTCAATCCTTCGGGCAGATAATACGTGCCTCCGGGGGTATTGAGGAGCATTGGATTGCTGTCGAGGGCTTCGGGATTGTGGAGAACCAGTGGCTTTGCAGCCTCCAGTGCATTAGTCATACTGCGGATATGACGGTATTTCATCACAAACGCCTTAAAAGCGACATAATACTGATACTGCTTGTATGCCTCTGCCTGTTCTCCCACCAAACCATCTCTGAATTTTTTACCGCCATTTATCGCCACATCTCTTGAAATACCGAGGCTTTCCAGTTTCAGAAGGGATGCTTCCACCTGCTTTTCCGCCTCAGCCAGCTGAATGTCAGTATGTTCGATCATGGCAAGGGTGACTGCGTGTTCGGATTCTTCCCAGTACGTTCCATTGTATCTTAAATAATCTGTCGCAACAGTGAAAGAAACCTCGTCAGAGAAGCTGTCAACGAACGTGCGAGCCTCTCCAACGTCCGAAAAATCATCTGGAATAAGGACGTGTTTTCCGTATTCTTCAGGAGAAATATATCCCTCCTGAGAGGCTACTTTCTTCCCGAATTTGCAGGCACTGTGCCAGATCGTTTCCAGTTCTTCATCCGGAAGTGGCGGTTCGCATTCTGCTGCTTTTTCAAGAAACTTCTGATAACTTTCATCAGTCACGCCAAAACGCTTGACCAGCTTTCCAGCCGTGCGAGACATTGTGCTGTTTCGCTGCCCCTGCGGAATGTTACGGTTTGACTTCATCAGTGTAAGCCAGTCCTCAATGGATAAACTGCCTTCGTGCCATACAACATCACTCGGACAGCCAAACAAAAAGCGTGAGGCATCCAGTGCATTTCCGTCAAAGACTGGCAGTTCCTTATGGATTTTCTGCTTTATCGCCTTGTGGGAATTTGCATCGTTGCAGGGTGCTGTCGGGAAAAATACGTGAAAACGTGGTCTTGCGGATTTATTCCCTTTTGCCAGCATATGATGACGGCTGTATGTAATCGCAAACGCAACATCGCAAAGGTTATCAGCTAAAAACTGCGGTGTGATCCATTCGTCAGGATTATCGCTGTGGTCATTGTCGCAGTCCATTGGAACAACATCAGATGCGATAAAATTTGCATCGCTGCGTGTATCGTTCTGATACTTTGCACACACATGGTCAGCAGTAATGGATTTCTTAAGGTCTCCCTCACAGGTAATCACTCTCTGATTCGAATATAGGGTGTTTTTCTCATTGCCTGTACAATTCGCTGTGTAAATGGTAAATTTCATTCCTTTTCCTCCAGTTCTTCCGTAAAATATCGGATCTTCATATGCTTTCTTTCTGCTCGTTCAATTTCAGCTTTCATACCTGCGGAAATCGTATCTCCGAACACCCACAGTTCCACGCACTTGCTCATCAGTACAAGATTCATGAACACTGCTGTTTCACGTTCTTCCGAAACCGTGTCGTCCATAAACTGGGTAAAATAGATGTGCGGGGTGATTGGAAGATAATGCTTGTCCACAGCAAAACGGCTGTATTTCCGTGCATTTTCAATATTGGTATTGATACAGCCGTGAGAATACGGCGAACAGATATATACGATTGGTCGGAAGGCAGCAGCCTTCGCCGCCGCTCTTTCCTCACGTTCGATTCTGCTAAATGCCTCATATTCTGTTGGACTGTAGTATCTTTCACTGTTGTATATGCTTGCCATTGTTTTCCTCCTAATCTTTCTTGTAAAATTCGCATTCGTAACCGTCAGCACGGAGTATCAGACCTTCTGCCCATTTTGGTGTTTTTGCCATCTGCTGACAAACTTCTTCAAGTGACATATCCTTTGACGCTTCAATAATCATTTCATCGTGTACATGAGCAACAATGAAACACTGGGAGAGTGTCTGCATAGAGTACATCAGCAGATCTCTTGCAATTGACTGACAGATGTTTTCCGTAAGCTTTCCGCCAAATGTTTCAAGCCTGTCCCATTTCTTCTGAGCGTTAATGCCCATATATGTAACAGATTCACCGCCGAACTGGTTTTCTCCGATGCGAGGCTTTGCGTAGGCAAGGCGTCTGCCGCTTGGAAGTTTAATAAACAAGAATCCTGCCTCATAGGACATTTTCAGTCCATGGGTTTCTGTAGTTGTTTTTTCCCTTATTGCCTTTTTGACGGCTCTGTCTACCGCCCACCAAAGTTCTGTGATATGCGGTGAAGCCTCACGCCAGTCAGTTACAATTTGTTTCAGTTCCGCATCGGATAAGCCGAGAGAATCTGCTCCCATAGCCTTCATAGCACCGATTGATCCGCCGTAGCCACAGTTGTGGACGAGTTTTCCTGATACGGTAAAACGATGATGTCTTCCGGCATTTTTCAGATCGTAGACACGAGAAGTACCTTTCACAATGATGGGATCAGCAGATATTTCTTCGCATTTAAAAACGTGATCTGTCCAGGAATATGGCTGAGTTTTGACCCCGTCTCCTGTTTTTACAAGCTGAGAACCGCTTACAGCAGCAATTCCAAAAGGAACAGGTGTTATTCTTCCATCAATCCAAACAAGATGGTCGGGTGTTGCTGTAAGTCCATCATAGGTGATAACTCTGCGTTCACCTCTGCATATGACACCTTCGTGTGATACCCACTTAATACCGTCCCAAACCTTATCCCAAACAGAGATTTTTTCTATCGGAATAAGTCCGTGATTCGTAAGAACAAGCTGTCCCTCTGCAATGCACGCCAGTTCCGCAACCTTGCCTTTCTGTCTTAAATGCCCGTTTTCGCCGTGTTTGACAACAGGCACACCGAACATTTTTGAAGCAGAAGCACAGTAAATGTCCTCGCCATTTGCAAAAGCATTCATTCGCCATTCTTCATCTGCAAGCCATGCAATCACTCTTGCCTCAATGGCAGAAAAGTCTGCAACGATAAATTTCATACCCTGTCTTGGAATAAAGGCGGTGCGGATAAGCTGTGACAGCGTATCCGGTACATCATCATACAGCATCTGAACATCTTCAAAAGAACCACACTTTACAAGTTCTCGTGCCTCCATTAAATCGGGGATATGATTCTGCGGAAGATTCTGAATTTGAATAATATTTGAACAAAACCGCCCTGTGCGTGATGCCCCATAAAAACTAAACATTCCACGAACCCTCTTATCTTCGCATTTTGCGATTTTCATTGCCTGATACTTTTTCACCGATGATTTGGAAAGCTGTAAACGCATTTCAAGCACGGATTTCACAGGCTCTTTTGCCGTTTTGATGAGTTCCTGCACCTGTGCTTTGCCGAGAGAATCCGACTTATACCCCTGCGTTTCAAGCCAGTCCAGCAACTGATATACAGAATTCGGATTTTCTACGCCTGTCAGCTTTTGCATTTTGGCAGTTAGTTTTGATTTTGCTTCTGCATCAAGGTTAATCGCCTTATCTGCAAGCTGCATATCGACCAGAATCCCACGGTCGTTGATTTCCTGATCCAGATAGAATTCCTGCCAGATAAAATCGGGAACATGAAAGCGTGACAGTTTTCTGTCAATTTCCAGTTCAGCTTCCACATCACGTTTGTTGTACGCTTTAAAAATCTCCCATTTCTCAGGATAATCTTTCGGATTATGAAACTGTGGTACACCGTCAATCGTGTCATAAGGCGTACAAAAGAATTTGATGAGAGCCTTGCCCTCTGTCATTTTCTGCTGTTCAATTCCAAGCACTTTTCCCACCTCTGCAAGTGATGACGGCAGTCCAAGTGTTCTTGCATGAATCATAGAGCAGTGCCAATTTTCAGGGCTGAGATAATCGCCAACAGTATCTTCGGAAATGCTGTAACTTTGGAAATATTGAGGATCGTTCTCACGCAGATATTTTGATAAACATACTCGTTCAAAGTTACAGTTAAATGCTCTCTTGATGATTGTTTCATCGGCAAATGCAGCGAGAACATTTTCGGGAATTTCTTCACCGTTTGCTGTATCCACTACCTGAACAGGCTGTCCGTCTATGGAATAGGCAAACAGCAGAATATCAAAATATGGGGTATCTGTGTAGGCGTAGACACCGCATTTTGATATGTCCTTATCGGATCTTGTTTCTATATCGATTGTATACAAAATAATTTCCTTTCTTTTTCTCTTGACACCATATATGGTGTCGTGGTATAATATACTTTGTAAGGAGGAATCCTATGTCTAAGTTTGATAAGCTATTGGAACGCATTACTTCGTTGTCAAAGGATATGCGTTTTGATGAACTGCGAAAGGTTCTTGAAAGTTATGGTTATACTATGTGTTCGCCCAAAGGCAGCAGCCATTACACATTCAGAAAACCAGGCAAGATGCCAATCACCATTTCCAAGCATGAACCGATCAAAAAGGTATACGTCCAGATGGTCAAAGAAGTGATTGAAAATGGAGAGGAGTGACCACTATGAAAACACTTGATGCATATATGAAATTGCCGTATAAAATGGAAATTGTACCGGATACAGAGGAAGGCGGATACGTTGTATCTTTTCCTGAATTGCCAGGCTGCCTGACTTGTGCCGACACTTTGGAACAGGCGGTCATCAACGGAGAAGATGCAAAAAGAGAATGGATCACTGCTGCAATGGAAGAGGGAATCGACATTCCCGAACCTGTCAGTCTTGACGATTATTCAGGGCAGTTTAAACTTCGCATTCCAAAATCTCTGCATCACGCCTTGGCAACACACGCAAAAGAAGAGGGCATCAGCATGAATCAATATTGCGTTTATTTGCTGACCAAAAACGATACCCTCTCACACGCTTGATCTTATCCCGTCAGAAATGACGGGATTTTTTATTTACCCACCCAGCTTTTCAGCCAAACGCCCACCCGTCTGAATCTATCTGTAGTTCTGCTCAAAAATGAGCAAAACTACAATATTTTTAAAAGATCTCTTTTGGACAAATTTGTCCAAAAGTCCTGTTAGTCAAGAAAATCCTCATCATCAGCGAAGTCTTCTTCCGCACTACTGTGTCCGCCGAGGGGATCACCGTCACGGAGTTTCTGGACATTCTGTAATCCGCAGGCAATGCCACGGGAAGTCTTGGTATTGAATGCATAAAATGTGATGCTTGCTCTGCCGTAAATGCCGCTGTAGATCTCGCTGTGTGTCAGAATCTGCTGACGGTCTGCATCAACAATACCCGGAGCAGTGATTGAGTTTGCATTAACGAAATAGCTGTTTGCATAGGCTTCATCGTCCGGTCTGTCGGTATCTCCGTCACGAAGCGGTGTTTTGATAGAACTGAGAGAAGGGACAGATTTTCCGTTGCTAAGCTTGCTTTTGCCCTCTTCATAAGCCGCTTCAATCGCTGCCTTGATCTTTGCGATAGTCTTGGTGTCAGACTTCGGAATGATGAGGGAAACGCTGTACTTAGGTTTACTGTTTTCGTCCATTGCCTTAGCCTCCCAGAGATTTGCGTAGCTGAATCTGCATTCGCCTGTGACTACCTTTGTTGGATTTACATATTTCTTTGCCATGATTTATTCCTCCTGAAAATCGTTTTCTGCCGCACTCCATTCCTTCCGCTTATCGGAAACAGGAACAAGAGTTGGTTTTCCTTGTGGTTTGTATACATATTTGCTGAGAAGTTCTTCAAATTTCTTCTTGCCTCCCAGCAGCTTGGTCATTTCCGTAATACCGAGAATTTTTGGTTCACTGTACGGGTCTTTTCCTGCCTTTTTTACAACAGCCGCAGCCATTTTTTCATCGGTATACTTGCGGTTTGACCTGCCCTCAACGACCTTATAGCCATTCCACTTTCTGCCTTTTAAGGCTTCGGAAAGGGCATATTCCTTGACATCTGCTGCCCACGCTGTAAGGCTGTCTGCTCTTTCAAGGATCATTGCAATTTCGATGTCCTGAAGCATATCCGGCGGTGCAAAGTCATATTTTGCAATTGCCAGATTGTATTCCGCACGTTTGCGGCAGGCAGCTTTCACCTTACAGAATCTGCAATGTTCTCCTGCACAGAATTCTCCTTCACCCTTGGCGGCAAGTTCTGCCTTGGGTTTCAGTTCATTTTCTGCCCAGTCCAATAAATCGGATACCGACATGGAAAATTCACTGATATTCTCGATTCTTGGCTGAAAGATCACCATTTGGATTTCGATGATGTCATACAGAATGCTGAACATTTCCAAAGCACCAAGTGCGTAGAGCATCATCTGCGGATTATGTTCTACCTCAACTGCAACGCCTTTTCCGTATTTGAAATCGATGACAGTTAAGACATCATCAGCAACGATGATGCAGTCACCTGTACCGAATCCGTCAGGAACATAACGGCTGAAATCCAGACGTTGTTCCACCATTACGATGGGATTGCTGTATTTACTGATAACTTCTGAAATGTACTGAGCATAGCTGTCGGTGCAATCCTCCATCTCCTGATCATAATAGTCAAGATTTTCTGTGGGGTTGTCCGTCCTGATGCCAAGCAGCTGATTTACTTTGAATTCTGCGAGTTCGTGAGCACAAGTGCCTTCACGGGCATATTCTGTTGTTACGTCAGGGATTTCAGCATTCAGTTTTGCAGACGGCGTACAATTCAGCCAGCGGAAACTTGCTGAGGCAGATAAAATAGCGTGGGCTCTTTGGTTATGCCTTGCTGCCAAGTGCCTCAGCCTCCTTCATCAGTGCAGGAAATTCCGCATCATCGACCGCTGACAGCCTTTCCGCCCCATGCTTCTTAAGCAATGCCTTAACTTCGTCTGAAAATCCAAGGCGTGTCAGTTCTGCAAGTTTTGCTCTGACTGCCGAACGATCAACAGGCTTTTCTTCCTGCACAGGTTCTGGTTGCTTTGGTGGGTCAGATTCTGTGCAGATCTCCTCAAATGTGTTGATGTACTCTGATGTCATTTTTTCTGTCAGCTTTTGCATTGTGACATTCAGAGCATTCAGCGTGTTGATAAGTTGCATGATTGGTTCCATTTGATTTTCCCTCCTTTGCTCGTTGTACAAGAATTGTCATGTTTCTTGCCAGTCGTTCGGATACCACACTAATTGCAAACAAAAGTGCGATAAGTTCTTTCTGCTTGTCCATAGGTTTACCTCCCTTCACTATACATAGGACAGATATTTTTGTTTTGAGTACCATTTTCAGAAAAAATCTTTCAAATAATTTTTCAGAAGCTCAAAAAGTGCCTTTTTACGTTTATTTACGCCTTTCTGAGAAAGATTAACCTTGGTGGCAATTTCACGTTCAGATGCCCCGTTACTGAACATTTTAATGATAGTTTGATCCTCGTCACAAAGTTCTCCGACTCTCTCCCATAAAGCTTTCAATAGTTCTGCGTCCTCAACAATTGCATCGGGTTTTTCACTTGTAGCTTCAAGATTTAATCCGCCGTCTTCTTCTGCGGCTTCAATGGAAAGCATTGCATTTTCATTGCGGTGTTCACAAGAAGCACAGTTTCCTGTACAGCGTACAATTTTTCCTTTTCCATTTGGAATCCAGCATCTGTCTTCTCTTTCAAGTGCTTTTTCTTCTCTCCAGACAGAACGCATATATTCGTCATAGATTTCTTTGTTTTCCACTTCAGAAAAATAGACTTCTGTTACGACACCATTGCGTATGATCTTCTTGATCATATCCGGTGTGATCCTGATGATCTCGCCATTTACAGTTGCATAGATCTCGTTCTCTCTGACATACGCTTTTGTCATTTCAATTGGCACATAATACATAAAAAATTCCTCCGTTTTCTTTTGAACGGAGGAATCCTGGCTGCAAATGGGTATAGCAAAGCTGACCGCATTCCGGACGGAGATTTCTCCGTTCTGATATGCAGCCACCAGCTTGAAAGGCAGCCGTGTTATTTACTTGTAGTCAACATACACCTTCAAGCCACCAATGATCAGTTGGTGAAGTGGATATTGATAAGCAGTTTAATGTCGTGCTTGGGACGGGTTCTACTATATATAACGATTGAAAAAAAATATCCTTTCTATATAAAGACAGAAAAGTCAATATCCCCTACAAAATACATAGAACACGATATAAAAGAAAAACATATATTTCTAATATTGTTATGGAAAGCAAAATCTATTTTGACGAAAATAGAAGTATAGCTTCACAAGCACATAAAAAAGCCGAGCCATCACATAGGCATAGTTATCCTATACCCATAATGATGACTCGGCTGTTTGTTCTCGATAGCTTGTACGGAACGGTTAGCTCGAAAGCCATTTTATTTGATTATCCGGAAATATACGGTTCATGAATCTCACATTCGGATTACGACTCGGCTTATTTCCCGGATTGCATTGCGGCGGTTATCTGAATCAGTATTGCTGATAAAGGAACTTTTTCTTTTCCTTCTTTATTTTGGATCTCCACGATCCATTCACGATTGTCTTCTTCCTTGATAAGGTCAAAAAGTCTTGGTTTGACTTTCTTTTGACTGTTGATGTTACGAATGCTTATTCTTTGCATATGAACTCCTTTCAAGAAATTTATTTCTTATACAGATCAGCCTCCTCTAAAATAAATAGAACCTTTTTTCTTAAAAATACTTGACATTTTGATAAGTATATAGTATAATAATATTGAAATTAGAACGTTCGTTCGCATATTATTATACAACTGTTTTCTACGTTTGTCAATAGGAAAATGGAAAATATTTTCTTATAGTGGAAAAACATTACTGAAAGTAGGTAATATTATGGAGTTACAAGGGAATAATTTTGGCGAACGCCTTTTGGAGGCAAGAAAAGCAAAAAAGCTGACCCGTGAAAAGCTTGCGGGACTTGCGAATATTTCTTCTAAAACAATAGCCAACTATGAATCCGGGGAACGATACCCGACAGTCGATATTGCTTCAAGACTTGCGGCTGCACTTGGTGTTTCTGTGGCAAATCTCATTGGAGAAGAAGGAAGTATCATCGAAAAAGCAAGAGAGGAATATGGCAGCAGAGGAGTACGTGACCTGCGTGAACTGATTGACGATGTTTCAGGCTTGTTTGCCGGTGGTGAATTGCCGGAAGAAGATAAGGACGCTTTGATGAGAGCATTCACGGATGCATATTTTACAGCAAAAGAGAAAAACAGCCGTTTTACGCCTAAGAAATATAGAAAAGACTGATCTCATCGATGGGAGGTTTTATATGCCAACTGTGCTACAGATAGCAAAAGATGCCGAAAAACTTGTAAAAAAATATAACAGCCGTGACCCGTTCGTGATTGCAGATGCTCTCGGAATAAATATCATGCCCCTGGAATCGGTAAAACTGGCGGCTTGTTACAGATATATAAAAAGAAATCACTTTATTTTTCTGAGTGAAAACCTTTGTGAGGAAGATGCATATAATGCACTGTGTCACGAATTAGGACACTATATTTATCACAAATCTCTTGCCAAAGGCAAGCAAGGACTTCTTGAGTTTTCGCTTTACAATATGACCTGTAAGGTGGAACGTGAAGCAAATCTCTTCGGTGCTGCTCTGCGTATTGATGACGGAGAACTGCTCGATCTTATTCATACTTATGGTTATACGATTCAGCAATGTGCCAGGGAACTTGGCACAAATGAAGCTTATGTTGCTCTGAAATGCGATATTTTGATAGAACAGGGCCATGAACTTTATCCACAGGAGTATGACAGAAATTTTTGGAATAGATAAAATGAGCCGATGTACCGGGAAGTATATCGGCTTTGCAATTTTGCACAAAAAGTCATAACATCACACTTGCTTTTCTCGTCATTTTATGGTATAATAAAGATAACTATACATAAAGGAGAACACTCTTATGTCAATGAACACACTGCAAAAACAGACTAATATAAATATTCAGGAAAAAGCCAATCTCATATGGGAAATTGCAACACACCTTGTAGGGTTGTTTAAGCCTCACGAATACGGCAAAGTCATTCTGCCCATGACGGTATTGAAGCGTTTTGATGATGCACTTGCACCAACAAAAGACGCAGTCGTAGCAATGGGGAAAAAGCTTGCGGAAATGAAGGTAGAAGGAGAAGCACGTGACGGTATTTTATGTAAAACATCAGGCTATTCATTCTATAATACAAGCAAATTCGATTTCAAAAAACTGATTGCCGAGCCGGACGACATTGAATCCAACTTTGAAAACTATCTTCAAGGTTTTTCCTCCAATGTAAAAGATATTATTTCAAAATTTAATTTTACGGATCAGGTACGCACCATGGCAAACGGAAATGTGCTTTTCGTTGTAATACAGGAATTTGTATCTGCAAAGGGTGATATGTCCCCGAATAAGATCACATCTGCTGATATGGGATATATTTTTGAAGAACTTATCCGTAAGTTTTCGGAAAGCTATGACGAGCAAGCCGGAGCCCATTTCACAAGCCGTGATATTATCTATCTGATGACAGAACTTCTCATTGCACCGGAAAAAGCTGAAATCAAGGAAAATGGCTGTACCAAGACAGCTTACGATATGGCAATGGGAACTTCTCAGATGCTCGGCTGTCTGACAGAAAGATTGCATGAAATCAGCGAAGATGCGGATATCACTTGCTTTGGAGAGGAATTTAATCCTGAAACATATGCCATTGCAAAAGCTGATATGTTGATCAAAGGTGGAAATGCATCAGGTATGATGTACGGTGATACGCTGAATGACGATAAATTCAGCGGTTATGAATTTGACTATATCATTTCAAATCCCCCGTTCGGTATTGACTGGAAAAGGGAAAAGACAGAAGTTGAAGCCGAGGCAAAAAAAGGTTATGAGGGCAGATTCGGAGCAGGACTTCCTTCAATTTCTGACGGACAAATGCTCTTTATGCTGAACGGAATCAAGAAGCTGAAAGAAGGCAGCGGCAGAATGGCGATCATTCAGAACGGTTCTTCCCTTTTCACTGGTGATGCCGGAAGCGGTTCGTCTGAAATTCGCCGTTATGTGCTGGAGGGCGATATGGTGGAGACGATTATTCAGCTTCCGACTGACCTTTTTTATAATACGGGAATCTCCACTTATATCTGGGTCATTACAAAAGGCAAATCTGTAAACCGCCTTGGAAAAGTTCAGCTGATCGATGCATCAAAATGCTATGTGAAACGCAGAAAGAACATCGGCAACAAGCGTGTTGATCTGGATGACAGTTGTATTTCTCTCATTATGGAGGCTTACAACGATTTTGCAGAAAAAATCTATACGGCAAATGACCTTGCTGTAGAATCAAAGATTTTCGATAATGCTTTTTTCGGTTTCACAAAAGTAACAGTGGAAACGGCACAGACAGACGAAAACGGCAAGATGATTTTGAAAAAAGGAAATCCGCAGGCTGTCAAAGGTGCATCGGATACGGAAATTATTCCGCTTGGCGAAGATATTGACGCATATATTCAGAAAAATGTCCTGCCTTATAATCCTCTTGCATTTTTGAACCGAAAGAAAGACAAGATCGGCTATGAAATTCCTTTTACAAGGCTTTTCTACAAATTCACAGCCCCTGTAAGTTCTGAAAGCATCTTTGATGAGATAAAAGAACTTGAAGCAGAAGAAAATGTTTTGATGAAGGAGTTGTTTGGCAATGAATGA